GTACCATCTTGCTGAAGCTGCTTTGCAATCATTGCTTCAGTGATAATGCCTTTTTCTAAATATTTGATGTCACGCTCAGTGTTGTTCTTCTCTACTTCAGATCGAGTTTTTACATCTAGCTGCCAGAGTGGATAAAACACAAAATTAAAGCCTGTTGGTATCGCTCCAAACAGGCTTTTAAACATCACGGGGAACACCCTTTCTAGTATGGGTCGCAAGGTCCAGTTTTGTTCTGTATTGACTCGATCGTAGTAACTTCGCAAATCAAACTCACCGCTATTATTTAAACCCGAAGTGGTTTGACCAAATAGCAATGTATAAGGCATATCCGCTGCACCAGACGTCTGTTGGCCAAACTCTCGCATCAAATCTGGTAAGCCACCAAATGTATAAGACTTAGACTCGTACTCTTCATTTTTATCAATCACTAACATGCCATTAATGCTTTTAAGCAAAGCTGCTGCGCCAAATCGCTCCATTGTCTCTTTAGCGCGATTAACGATATTCATCATTAAATCTGGTGTACGAATCACATCTATCTTTGCTTCGTGTACAAGACTTGCTGCACCTGCATTAGTAGCGATGTAATTCCGCAATGTGTAGTAGATCGCTAATAAAAGCGACTCTCCCTCATCGCCGTGTTTCACACACATGATTCGAGAATGATGTATTTTGCTTTGAGTGCCATTGCCATTACTAATTTGGTAATACATCGGCTGCTCTGGTTCACCTGCGCTCAGCTCTAAAGGTACATACTCTTGATTTAAAGGCTGTACTTTGGATTTCTTTAGTACTGTGAAAAATTGAAGCCCACCTTGTCGTAACTTTTCAATCTCAAAAGGCTGATCCAATGGTAGACCATCTGCTAACCCAAATACCAAATACGCTCGACCATATAAACGAGACCAGATCAGTAGCTTTGCCAAACGCTCGACTAAACGTAAACGCTTAATTTCATCAGTGATCTTGAGTATTTGACCATCCTCTAAGCCATTGAAATACCAACCAGCCCGAAGCATGTCCAACACAGGACGATTGACAATTTTCTTAGCAAGCCAGTCTTGATATACCGCTTCGAAATCATAATCAGTAAGATTGGTTTCTTTAGCAAAATGGCCATGAGATGATTTATCGCGGCTTGTATTGAGATTCGATACAAAGTTGACATAAGCACCATCATTCACAATGACTGGCGCTTGTGTTTGATTGCGCTCTTCCAAGATATTCTCCTTAATCTAAAAGGTCGTAAGGATTCACAACCATATTTTCGATCGCATCAATTGTTGGGTCCCATTGGTCATCGTGGTCATGTGTCATGTCCGCTGTTAGACCTTCTATTTCTTCAATGTAATTTAATAACCACGGCGCTTTAGCGGGTAACATCACCAAACCATCTTCGACATAAAAAACAACATCCATAGTCCTAACGAGTTTGTCTGTGTCTCGTTGGATTGCTCGAATAGGGATAGTTGTTTCTCTTGAAATGGTTTGGATTAAAGTTGTACCACTGGCTTTATCCTCAACTGCCATATAGCGTAGATTCCCGATTTTGGTATCACCCGCTTTATGTTTATTGATGAATTTCTTGCCCTCTTTTATAAGCTCTGGTGCTTCCCACTTGTCGCGATGCACATCGATGATATAAAGCTTGTTGTCGTATCCTAGGCCAGCACATAAGAAAACTGAGAAATCGTTATGCTCTTTTATCTTTTGTGCCGTATCGGCAAAGATTGCTCGCCATTTAAGTAGCGGCAACTCTAAGTAACGACCGAACCATTCAGACTTAACTAAATCACCGCCTAACTTTTTAGGTTTCTGCATGTACTGACTGGCAAACGTATAACGTGAGACCGTCGCGCCGTCTTTATCCTCACCACCTTTTTCTAACTGCAGTAACGATTTAAGTGATTCCTTTAATGGCCAATAGCTTTGGCGGCCGTGCTGATCTCGTTCTACATCTCGTGGAACCTTGGCTTGAATATGCTCTGGTAATTGGTTGATGTAGTCATCATCAATCAAAGCAGGAATGCTGATCTGTTCCCAATCACCGGGTACATTTCCAGTCATCACAAAATTAGTCGGATCTTCAACGTGTAAACGTTGCATGATCAAAATAATTGGTGTGTCAGACTTCGCTTTACGTGAGTTGACCGTGTTCAGAATTTTACGATTGGCTTTCTTACGAGCTGACTTACTAAAAGCATCTTCGGGCTTTAATGGGTCATCAAGAATGATGGCACCTGTAAAGCCGTCATTTACCAACGTGCCTGCACGTCGACCTGTTACTTGCCCACCCATCGAGGCAGAATAAACATGCCCAGCATCGTAGCCATCAACTGTCGTTTTCCAACTAGATTTAGCATCCGTGCTTGTTGATATTTTGACTGGCCATAGACTTTGAAAATCTACAGATTTGACAATGTTTCGCGCCGTAGCTGATACATCCTCAACCAATGACTGAGAAAACGATAAATACAAAAACCGTGATCGAGCATTTCTCGCTAAACCACGGGCAATTAAGTTAGTCAGTAATTCTGTTTTGCCTGAACCAGGTGGAACGTTAATGACTAGGTTTTTAACCTTTCCTGATATGACCTGATCAATCTTGTCTGCAATATATTCATGATGCCAATTGACTGAAAACTTAAAGCCCATTCGAGGCAAGAAAAAACGCCGTGTAAAGAATAAGTGCTCTTTCTCACAGCGTTCTCGTTCTAACTGCATTTCAAGCAGACTAGTATTTACTTTCGAGTTCATCCATAGCCTGCCTTACCTGCTCATCGGTGGCAGTAACAACTACTGTATTTTCGTTCTGAATCGGTCCACCACCCGCACCTGTGTGTTCAATAGACCGCCTATCCACCCACCCTGCACGACATTTAAGCCAAAATATTGCAGCAGCCGTATTTCCATTTTTTGCTTGTTGGTATAGCGATTTCCCTACTTGTGCATTAGCCATTATCATGGCTGTGTCTAGCTCATATCGGTAGTGTTTAGTTAATGTCTTTCTATCTATACCAATATACTTTGCAATATCATCTTGTGGCGTACCCACCATAGCGAAAGCTGTAACCTCAGCACGACTTTTCTCAGTAGGTACGTGTTGTTGTCTAGCCATAAAACACCATAATAAATGTAGGTACATGATTTAATGGAAATTATTTTAAATTTCCTGTTCCTATTTTAAAAAATACAAGGCAAAATAAAAGCCACGATGTTACGAGCATCGCAGCTTTCTATCAATCTGCTTTACGGAGAAGCAAATGGACAAATTAATTTTATCACATAATCCTGATGATGTTGCTATCAAAGGGTGCTCTTTTATTTATGCACCAAAAGGTCAAGCTTTGGAATATTCAGCACTTGCTTCAAACCCATATTCAGGTTGTGGTCACAAATGTGCTTATTGTTACGTTCCTAAAGCACTTCGCATGAAATCACGAGAGTTATTTGACTCTCAAGCCCTAGAAAGACCCACATATCGCAAGGGTTTGATGCGTGACGCTATTAAATATGACGAAGCAAAAACAGAAGCGCAAGTAATGCTTTCATTCACAACAGACCCATATCACCCATTTGACACATCAGCAACACAATTTGCTCTTGAGGTTATCTCAAGTACACACGGCTTAGGTTTCTGCACACTTACAAAAGGCGGGACTCGTGCTTTGCGTGATATTAACTTGTTTCGCGCAAATAAAGATGCTTTTGCATCAACACTCACTAGCCTTGATGATCGTTTTTCTCAAAAATGGGAATCAGGAGCCGCACTTCCCAATGATCGAATAAAGGCTATTAAGCAATTTCACGATAGAGGAATATTCACTTGGGTTTCTCTCGAACCAACGCTTGATGTTGACGCATCTATTGCAATCATTGAACGCACTCATGAGTTTGTCGATCTATTTAAGATAGGTCGAGTCAACTATATGCCTATGACTAAAACGACTGACTGGGAAGATTACACACATCGCATCATTGACCTGTGTGATCGTCTTGGAGTTGCTCACTACATCAAAAGAGACTTACAACCATACTTACCAGATGGTTACAACAATCCTTTGCGCGTAAAGCAACATCATTAATCACGCTCTAACACAAAGGCGTAGTATCTCATTGCTGCGCCTGTATTACCCTTAGCAAACTCTTTGTGAATCACTTTTGCTTTTAGCTTCTCAGCAACAATATCGACTATATCTTCAACTATTTTCCCATGAAGATTGTTTGCTTTTTTAAATATCTTTGAGTCAACATCGAGCAATGATCGCAAGCCTTTGCAAATTCTACCCATTTTTAAATCCATATTAATACCATCAGTCAAGATAAATGCTAATCGCTTTGCGTCACCTTGATAACGACTTAATACTATATTTAAAACATCGTACGGAGAGCCATAAGCATCAATATCAAAAATATTAAAGCAATCAAGATCAATTGTGCTAACAGCCTTTACCGCATCACCACAAATTGTGTTGCGCTCATCAAACTGCTTTTTGATATCAATGCCAGTATAAGTATCCGCAACATGCCACACATCACGATACATTTCACCACTGCCGCAAAAAACCTCAAGCACATGCTTTTCAGCAAAGAAATTTAATACATTGTTTCTCAGGTCTTGTTTTGCATTAATCTTAGCGTTGTCTGTTTTTACACCGTTAAATTTGCTCATCCTGATAGATCACCTTTGCGTCCTTGTAGCTTTCAAGAACAGCATTTACTTGGTCAACAATTTCAAAAATATCTTCTTTTCTACACTCAATGATAATTTTTGGATTCTCAGGAACATCATCTGCAAAATCTTCAATTTTTACATCAGTGAATTGGTCAAACAGCTTACTTAACTCTTTATCATTGAATGCAAGCACATCAACATCAAAACCATCTTTTGCAATATCTTCTATTTCAATACGCAAAACCTCATTATTCCATTTTGAGTTTTGACCAATCTTGTTATCCGCAATCACGTAAGCTTTTTTCTGCGCGTCAGACAAGTTGTCTAAGACAATGACTGGTACAGCTTGCAAGCCAAGCTTCTGAGCTGCCATTAGCCGACCATGCCCAGCGAGAACAATATTATTTTCATCAACCAAAATTGGCTGAGTAAAGCCAAACTTTTCAATACTTGATGCAATCTGTGAAATCTGATTTTCATCATGAATTCTAGAGTTATTCTTATAAGGCTTTAAATCACTTGTTTTTGCTTCTTTTATAGGGCGGGAAATTGAACTCATATCTTTACTCCATCACATATTTAAGATCGTCAGGTACAGGTAAAACCAAACCAAACTCTTTTAATGCAAATGCTTCGATTAAATTTAGATACTCAGTGAATTGCTTTGTATCCATTCGAGTTGTAGAAGTCTCACGAATCACACCATCTGCAATAGCTCTGAATTGCTCAGATTCGCTTTGTTTCAGTGCTGACAGGGCTAAACACATCTCGGCATATTCTTTGTCGTCACGCTTCAATATGTTGATTAGAAACTTCTTCTTAAACTCGAAATGCACCTGGTCTTTATCGTTGCCGGTCTTTTTCTCAATCACAGAAAGCCATTTCCAATACAGGGAGTTTTGGGCCACTGATCGCTTTTTACATTCTGGTGAGATTGAAACCACCAACGGCTTACCCTCATCAGCTGAACGAGTGTAGTTTGAATGCAGATATGAGATTGTTTTAGTGATGTCAGAATGGTCTTTGATTGTAAATACGGCTTGAGTCATGTTTATATTTCCCATTTTATCGACATGACACGGCAGATGTGTTTACAGCTTGACATGATTAGATTGCTTTAGATTCTGAATGTCTAATTAGATAAGGTGGCACATGAAATATATACCCTAAAAAACTTCATCATCATTAATGCTCAACATCCTTTCAGTCTTTTCTTGATGCGCGCCGAGATAATTTAACCAAAATTTCGAGATAAATAACTCATCACCCAGTTTCACTATTTGAAAAGAAATTTCATTTTATAACTAACTCGCCCAAACAAGTTGGGTAAATAGAATAGTGAATATCTGATTGTGTTGCTGTGTTAAAAGTATCTAATACTT